GATGTTTTCGGCGATCTGGGCGTGGAGAAATACGAAATTATAGCAACTCTGGACAGCCACACCAGTGAAATCTGCCAAGACCTTGACGGGAAAGTGTTCAAGATGGCGGACTATGAGGCAGGAGTTACCGCGCCGCCGTTCCATGTGCGCTGCCGGACAACAACCGCGCCTTACTTCGATGATGAAGTCATAAAATCAACCCGCGCGGCACGCGATCCGGAGACCGGCAAAACGGTGCAGGTTCCGGCGGATATAAAGTATCACGAATGGGAAAAACGATTTATTAAAAACAAAGGAGGCAACAAATGAATTGCACCTGCAAAGTCGAACAGCGGCGGCTTACGCCCGGCGTGTTCAACCTCAAGCAACACATGAACGGCACGGAGACCATGCGCTGGAATTTGTCAAGCAGATACCTTGACGATGCCAAAACGCGCGACGCTGCGGACTACGACGCTTATTTGCATTTGTACAAGGCGGGACAGTTTGACATTGTGCAGCTGGGCAAAGAGTTCAACTCTGACGGCAGCATGGCTTTGATCTGGAATGTTGGCAAGTACGCCACATGGATGAAAGACTATGTGCACTATCAGATTGCTTTTTGTAGTTCCGGCGTGAAAACGTTGGCAGTTACCGGCTTCAACGATCAAGAGTATGCCGGGCCGTATGAATTGGGCGGCGAAATTGTCGAGAATTGTTTCCGCGTGTTCACGCACGCCAGCACTGGCAGACAGATAAAGCGCAACGGCGCAGCCAACTGCTGGGCATTGTATGAAGCGGACGGCGTAACGGAGCTTGACCGGCAGCAGATTGCCGGGCTTGTTGAGCCTTACTACGGCGTGTGGAGCAAAGTTGCTGTTGGCAATGGAAACGCCGCCGTCTGGTGCAGCGATGAGGCGGTTATGTATATCAGCGAATCAATCGCCGCAGATGAGGCGGTTGTAGGCAATTTCCCGACGATCTTGCAGCAGATACTGCACTACCAAAACAGCGTGATTATGAAATCGCCCGTTTCCGTTCGGGAGGTGGATGTAGCCGCCGAAGATTGGAGCGCCACGGATGGCGGCGAATACAGCATTAATGCCAGTCTGGCAGTGCAAAACATGCCGTCCGGCTGCTCCATAATCGGTATGCGGTTGCTCAAGCTGGGCGCAGACGGCAGCTTTACCGACATCGGAAACACCCGCTTTAAGCAGAGCGCCGGAACCGGTGACTGTATCGTCTATTCTGCCGAAAAAGTGGCTGGCAAGTTGTCTTTCATCATCAAGGGCGACGATAACCAAGTTTTTATTGCTGCGGACGATCTGGAAAAGACCGGCGCGGGCGTTTCAACCGTCAACGGCAAAAGCGGCGATGTAAGCCTTGCCGCCGGAGATGTTGGCGCATACAGCAAGGCGGAAACAGAGGCGAAATTCACCGAACACAACGGCAACCCTTACGCGCACAAGGCGCTGTTTGACAAAAAGGCGGACGCGGACAAAGTATACAGCAAAACCGATATTGACGCGAAACTTGCCAATGTCGGCGGCGGCAGCAGCAAGGCGGGCGATATTACCATCACGGACGCGGGCAATTACTTTGCTGGCACTTCCGTGGAGATTGCCTTGCAGGAAATCGGGGCTACTCTGGACGGTCTGGAAAACGCATTGAAGGGGATCTGATAAATGAGTATTGCAACAGAACTTGAGCGCATAGCGGCAGCCAAAGCAGCCCTTAAAGCGGCGATCAATGCCAAAGGCGGCAATATCACCACGGAGACTATAGACCGGTACGCAAGCGCGGTTAACGCAATCCCCCAAAAATCCGGCGCAGTGATTGCTGTAACGGCGAACAATCAAACACTTTCCAACGCATATTACAGCGGTTGCAAGCTCCAACTTTCAGACGCGAATTTGCTGCCGGAAAACATCGTTGAGGGCGTTACCATTTTCGGCGTCACTGGCACGCATAAATGCGAAAGCGGCGGAGATGATCCCGGCGACGATGTTGTCGCAACCAGCGAGGACTTGGTTGTTTCCGGCTGCGGTTTAGAGTCATTCAATGGTGTGTATAAGATTCAAACTCCCGGCTCAACCGGCACCTCTCGTAAGTGGGTACATACGTCGGGTAACAGCACTATTTACTGGAGCGGCGGTTTCTTTGCTTGGCATCTGTGCGAAGTACCTAATAACAATGGTGACGAGAACGACTTCTTGAACTATACTGAATCGGATCCAACTGCAACATGGAGTCGCGCCATGTTGAATAACAATTATAATCCTCCGACGGTTGTTTATGGCGGTGAGTCTGGCGGCGGCAGTAGTTCGATTGATCCGGACAAGGTGTCTAGCTTTATGATTTCAAGCCTCACTTACGGATCGAACACGTACACTGCCCTGATGAATATTGCATTCCCGGTAAAAGATGCCAGTGCTACCGGTACCAGCCGGACGTGGCAGGCTGCGGCAGGCTCGAAGGGGTTGCGGTATATGAATGGCGCTTGGCGGTTGTTCTGGACTTCTGAAGACGATGTGAATATGTTCTATACGAACGACAGCAATCCGTTCACCAGCACCAACTGGAAGTATATTAACGGCACGGCTGCTACCGTTACTTTCAGCGATATTGTAACGGCGTGAGGTAAAAATGATTACGATTTTCAATGTTGGCAAAAATTCATACAGCTTGAGCACTGCCGAACGCGCGGAGCTTTTCCGCTGTATTGAAGCATACCGGCAGACGGCAAACGGCGCATGGCTGACGGCGGTAAATTACCGCTGCTTTACCTACATGTGGAAAAAAGACCTGCAAAACAGCGATGTGCAGGCAATCCGCCCGCTGACCGGCAGCAAGATTTATTTGCAGCCGAACGGCTCAAGAGATAAATTCTGGGTGCAGCTTATTGCACCGGCGGCAATTCATGAACTGCGGCATGTGTGGCAGAAAAAGCAAAAGGGGCTGTTGTCGTATTCGTTCCAGTCGGTTTTCGGGCGGCTGGTTTACGCCGTCAACCCGGCGAAATATGAGAGCTGTTCACTGGAGGCGGACGCCTTCGAGCAGCAGGACAAAGCAACAGATTATATTCAGAAACATTGTCAATAACAACCGACAGAAAGGGGTTGTAAAATGGAAATTCAAAAAACACTTGAGCAACTGGGCGCGGTTGATCTGCTGGCATTGTCGCGGCAGCTTAACGAGGTAATCGCACAGCTGGAAGATGCCAAAAACACCGCGTGGCGCGTGCGGATGCCAAAGACTGCCTACGCCGTGGGCGATACCGTAATCATGCCCGGCGCGGGGAACTTCTACCGCGTTATGCAGTGCAGTTCAGTGCCGGACGGCAAAAGCACCGGATTGACCGGCGCGGCAGTGCTGGACTATTCGACGATTGCAGACGGCAACACCGAAATTGTGGACGGTGAAATAACATGGCGTATCAGTTCGCTTGTTACCGTTCCGGATATGCCTGACGCGCCCGTCTCAAGCGTGAACGGCAAGACTGGCGACGTGGTCGTTTCCTGCGCGAGCATTGGAGCGATCCCGCGCACCGGCGGGCTTTTGACCGGGCCGCTTTGTTCGACCCAGCGTTACCCGTTCCTGCTGGCAGACACCAGCGACACAACTTTGCAATGTCTTTCTTTTGTTGCAGCGCGGGCAAGCAATATTGCCGATGATCAGGAACACCAGCACAACGCCAAACTTGACTTGTTCCATAAAGACGCGAGCAACTACGGCGAAGTTTACAACGGAGCTTTTAACTTGCAGGCGGCTACCGACGGCAAGAAAAGCGTCTTGTTTGGCAAGCCGGACGGCTCTTTGACATGGCAAGACAGAAACATTGTCCGTGCCGTCAATGGCGTTTATGCGGATGTGGCGGGGAATGTATCTTTGCAGGGCGGCTATGGCGAAATAATCGCGTTTGCGGGCAATGAGCGACCGGCGGGCAGGTACTTGATCTGCAACGGCGCGGCAATCAGTCGGACGACATACAAAGAGCTTTTCGCGGCAATCGGTACCACCTACGGCGCGGGCGACGGATCGACAACTTTCAACCTGCCGAATTTGTCCGGCAAATTTCTGGAAGGCAGCGCAACGGCGGGAACAGAAAAGGCGGCGGGCTTGCCGAATATTACCGGGAACTTTACCGGCGTGTATTATGAAAAGGGCAACACGCAGTACCCCGATCTTGCCACCCATTACAGCGGCGCAATGAATATCACCGGTAATTATTTCAACGGTATTGATACTGCAAATGCCAACTTGCGGGTGGGATATGGATCACTGGACGCAAGCAAAAGCAGTGCCGTTTACGGCAAAAGCGACACCGTGCAGCCGCCCGCCGTAACCGTCCGCTATTTTATCAAGTATTGACAAGCAAAGAGGTGATTAAATGAAGGTCTATTATTACGCAGCAGACACCAAAGAATTTTTGCACACCAGCGACGCGCAAATCGACCCGCTGGAAAGTGAAGCGCAGGAGCGGCTTGTTTGGCTTTTGCCCGCGAACGCAACCTTTGCCGAACCGCCGGAAGCAGAGGCGGGATTTGCCCGTATCTGGAACGGTGAAGCATGGCAGCAGGTGGAAGATAACCGGGGGCTGATTGTGTGGCGGTCTTTTGACGAATACATGCAGATTGCAGAGCTTGGCCCGATACCGGAGGGCTGGACGATTGAACGCCCGGCAAAGCCGGTAACAAAAAGTGATTTGGCGGCATTTGTTTCAGCGGAAGCCGACAAAGTGGCATACGGGGGCATTACCATTGTTGCCAACGGTCAGAAATATCTTTTCAAGACTACCACGGATAATATCACCCGGTGCAACTCTGTGCTGGCAATGTATGAAGTGTTGCCGGACGAAACCGTCATCCCGTGGGAGGTTTGGCAGGGTGAAATCCCGGTTATGTTGCCGGTTGACAAAGCGCAATTCAAGCAGTGCTTTGCTTTCGGTGCAAACATGATTATTGAAGCTGAAACCGTAAAAGGTGCGCTTAATGCAATGGTGCAGACCTTCACCGATGAACAGCTGGCAAATCGTGATTTTGTGCAAGCGTTCCAAGAAAAGGTTGTGATCGAGTTTGCCGCCGTTGAAACAGCTTTCAGTCTTGACGAAACCGCGTAATCTGGGGAGCGTGCAGAGCAATGAAATGCTTGAAATGTGAACTGCCAATATTAGCGCCTGCCGCCATGCGGTACAGCGAATGGGACGGCGTTAACTGGCAGCAAATCGAGGGCTGGCGGGCGGAGTTTGAAAACGACCGCGTCCGGTGGTCAATGCACATAAAGCGGGGCTTTGTAACCGACGGCGGGAGCATACCGGAACGGCTGCAAGGCCGCTTTCACCCGCTGGGGTACGCGCTGGCGGCTTATCTGGTGCACGATGCGCTTTACGCCACGGAATATGTGCCGCGGGCGGAAGCCGATTATATCATGTTGGAGCTGTTGCAGGATTTGGGCAAAAACTGGATCAACCGCAACATGCAATATGCCGGTGTTCGGCTGGGCGGCGCGATAGTCTGGGCGCGGCATAAATTCGATGATATTTGCAAGGCGCGGGATTTGGTAATTTTCCACATCGAGTATAAAAAGCCAAAAGAGGGGGTTGCATAATGGCGGGCGTAAATGAGCGATTGGCAAACCTTGAGGGCAATATGAAGGAAAACAACAAGACCGTGTGGCGGCTTTTTGAGGCCGTATACGGCAACGGCAAACCGGGACTGATTGCAGACGTGAAAGAGCTGAACACAAAAGTTTCAGACATTCAAGAGGATGTAAAGGACATCAACAGCGGCATGAAGTCAATGCAGGGGCAAATCACCGCCACCAATCAAGGGCTTGCATTGCTCCGGCAGTCGGTTGAAGAGCACCACAAATCAGTGGAAGATTTGCAGAAACGATCCCGCGCAAATTGGCAGTGGGTTGTCACTATCATTGTTGCAGTTGGCAGCTTGATTGTTGCCATATTGAAGTAAACCAAAAGAAAGGCAGAGTTATGAAAAAGAAAGCAATGCTTGCACTTTGCTGCACGCTGGCGGTAATCGCTACCGGTTGCAGCCACAACACCGGAGCTTTTACCGTGGGGACGCGGCTTAACGCCGGTCTTGATCCGCAGAGCGCGACGGCAAATGTCAGCTACACCGACGGGCTGAACGTTGTAGACGTAAGCCGGGAAAATTCCAGCTGGGATATTGAGATCGATGCTGACGGCGGCGTTTCTGTTGACGCACAGACCGGCAACGTCAAGGGCGTGAAACGGCTCAAGCGGGAAGTCGGCCCGCAGATTACCGGCTATCTTGTGGAGCTGGCAGAAAAAGACCCGGAAATGGCCAAAATGTATGTAGAGGCGGTGCGGAACTATTGGCAGTACCGGAGCAAATCGCAAGAATGAATTTACAGCGATATGTTCAAGAGTTCACAGACGCGGACACCGGCAAGGTTGACGGCGTAACTTTTGAGCCAATCGAAATATGGACGGCGGCCGGGCTGGTAATCATCCCGCCGGGCTGCCGGTTTTCGTTCAATGATCTGCCGGAAACTGCCCGCCGATTGCTCCGGGACGATGAAATCCCGCTTTGCATCCTGCGGGAATGGCAGCAGACGGCCGGAAAACAGCCAGACGGAGCCGCAGGGCGCGTGTTCCGGCGGGAGTTGATACAACGGGCGCGAAAACGCCAACGCGCAACAGAGGGGCGTTTCTGGGCGTTTCTGAAAGACCGCGCACGGGTGGAGGTGATCAGCTGTATGGTTCGACTGTTCGGCATTATTGCCCGGTGGTACATTTTGAAGAAATAAAAGTGTACCACCAAAAGCCGGGGTTACTTAAAGGTACCTTAAAGGGTGCTTAAAGGTTACTTGAAGGTACCCCGAAGTAATAAGAAATAGAAAGAAGAAAGAAGAAAGAAGAGAGATATTTTACGCGCGGACGCGCGACACCCGCACACCCGCGAAAAAAACGCAAAAATTTTGATTTTAAGATTTGACATTTTTAAAACCGCAATTCTATTAACAACAAAAGCCAAACCGGACACACCGGGCAAAAAGTGAAAACGGCGAAAAGGGAGACAAACAACCGATGAAAAAAGAAGATCTGGAAAAGCTGGGCTTGACCGCCGAACAAATCACCGCAGTGCTCAATGCGCACAAAGAAGCAGTCAAAGACTTTGTGCCGAAAACGCGCCTTGACGAAGTAATCGAAGAGCGCAACGGGCTGCGTGATCAAGTGGCGGAAAGAGACAAGCAGATTGAAGAGCTTGGCAAAAACGCCGGAGACAATGAAGCGCTGAAAAATCAGATTGCCGAATTGCAAGCGGCGAACACCAAAGCAACGCAAGAGTACCAGAACAACTTGCAGGCTGCCCGCATGGACAACGCAATCAATCTTGCGCTGGCTGGGGCAAAAGCAAAGAACAGCAAAGCGGTCAGAGCCTTGCTTGATTTGGCAAAAATCAAGGTGGGTGAAGACGGCACGGCGGAAGGGCTGGAAGATCAGCTGAAAGCGATCCAGAAGTCTGACGCCTATTTGTTCGAGGCTGCCGAACCTGCAAAGCAGCCGAAAATCACGGGCATTGTCCCCAAAGACGGCGACGGAAACCCCGCGCCGAAAGCCGTCAAAGATATGACTTACAGCGAAATGTGTGCGCACATGGCTGCTGGCGGGACGCTGGATTAACCGCAGAAACAAAACAAAAAAACATCTGAAAGAGAGGGTTTGACAAATGGCAGACACTAAATTTGACGCCAAAAGTTTCAATCCGGAGGCCTTCGGACGCTATACGCAGAAAGTGCCGAACCTCAAACGCAACGAACTTATCAAGAGCCGCGCACTTGTGGGCAATGCCGACATCCGCAGCTCCTTCAGCGCACAGACCGGCACCTATTACGCCCGCATCCCGATGCTGGGCAATCTGGACGGTGAAGCGCAGAACTATGACGGCGCAACCGACCTTGTGCCCGGCACTACTACCACCTTTGAACAGGGCGTGGTTGTTTTCGGCCGCATGAAGTCGTGGAAGGAAAAAGATTTCTCTTATGACATCACCGGCGGCGTGGACTTCATGGACAATGTCGCCCAGCAGGTTGTGAGCTACTGGGAAGATGTCGATCAGGGCGTATTGCTGGCTATTCTGAAGGGTATCTTCAGCATGACCGGCGCCGCCAACGAGGCTTTTATCGCTGCCCATACGCTGGATATTTCCGGCGAAACCGGCAACGACGCCCACAACAACCCGCTGAACAAAGTCGGTGCGGCCAGTCTGAATACTGCCGCGCAGAAGGCTTGCGGCGATAACAAGGGCGCGTTTTCGTTGGTAATCATGCACAGCGCGGTTGCAACCAACCTTGAAAACCTGAACCTGTTCAAGTATTTGACCTACACCGACCCGAACGGCATTACCCGCGATCTGGCAATGGGTACTTGGAACGGCCGCACCGTCTTGATTGACGACAGTATGCCGACCGAATCCGTAACCGATGGTGTCAAGTACACCACCTATGTGCTGGGCGACGGTGCTTTTGCTTACGAAAACATCGGCGCAAAAGTGCCGTATGAAATGGATCGTGACCCGGTCAAAAACGGCGGCGAAGATATTCTTATCTCCCGCCAGCGCAAGTGCCTTGCTCCGAAGGGTATCTCCTTCAAAGCGATTGCCGGAATTACCAGCCCGACCAACGCCAACTTTGAAGATGGCGCAAACTGGGAAATCGTCCACGACGGCGGCATTGCCAGCAACCGCAAGCACTTCGACCACAAGGGCATCCCGATTGCCCGTATCGTGTCTCTTGGCTAACCATTGAACCGGGCCGGGAAAAAGGAGGATATAAGCAATGATGGAAAAAATCAAACAGCGGCTTGCGTCGCTGGGCTACACCTACACGGAGGCTGACGCTTTCGCGCTGGGCTTGATCTTGGAAAAGATCACGGGCCGGATTTGCCACGCCTGCAATATCTCCAGCATCCCGGCCGGGTGCATGGATGCCGAAATAATCGACGCGGTTTGCGGCGAATTTCTGGCAGGCAAAAAGGCAACCGGCACGCTGACCGGCGTAGAGCTTGAGGCGGTTGTAAAAGCAATCACCGAAGGCGACACAAAGGTGGAGTTTGCCACCGGATCGAGCGGGGCGGCGGATGTGTTCGACGCCTACATGAAAAAGCTGGCGACGATTGACCGAAACACGATAATTGCACACAGAAAGCTGGTGTGGTGATTATGGCCCAAAACATAGCCGATATTCTGAAACGCGCAAAAGCCCCGATTTTATCGTTAATGACGGGCATTTGCGACGTGCAGGAATACCAGAGCGTGAAAGACCAGAAAACCCACGTTACCAAGTCAAAGCTGGTGACAGTCTACACCGGCCAGCCGTGCAAATTGAGTTACATCAAGAACCCGGCAACGGCGGAAGGTGACGCGCCCGGTGCGCTCCTAACCGTGCGCTTGATCCTTCCGTCAGAGCTGGCTATCAAGGCGGGCAGTGTTATCACCGTTACCCAAGCCGGAAAGACGCGGACTTTCAAAGCCGCGTCAGAACCGGCGGTGTACACCAACCACCAAGAAGTTGAACTGACAACGGCGGACGAATACGCATAAAAGGGAGTGGAGCACATGGCAAGATCAAACAACAGCCAGTTGAGGGCGTTGCAAGAACAGTTTGAAGCCATGGCCAGCCCGCAAGCGCAACAGTTCTTTTATGAACGCGTGGCGCGTGAATGTGCAGCGCGTTTTTTGGGCAAGGTGATCCGCAAGACCCCAGTCGGGAAAAACGCCTATTCCGAAGAGGAAACCGGCGAAGTTTACAAGTCCGGCAAGAAAAAGGGGCAGGCGAAAACCAAGCGCGTTGTATCACGGCAAGGCGGAACGCTGCGCCGGGGCTGGACAGCAAAAACGCACGAAGAGGCGGCCAGCGGGAGCGGCGCCGGAACACCACCGGCACAATACGCGCAGGATATGCCCGTCAGTAACGATGGCGGCGTCTACAGCATAACGATAACAAACTCTGTTGAGTATGCGAGTTATGTTGAAAGCGGCCACCGGCAGCAACCGGGGCGGTTTGTTCCGGCAATCGGCAAGCGGCTGAAAAAGAGCTGGGTTGAAGGTCAGTTTATGCTGGCAAAGTCAGAGGCAGAAATGAAAGCCGAAATACCGGCAGTGTTGAAACGGAATTTGTCAAATTATCTGCGGGCAGGAAGCGGAGGCGGAAGCGATGAAAACAGCTGATATAAAGCAAGGGATCATAGACGCAATAGCGGCGAAATTCCCCAGCGCGACCATTTACGCTGAAAAAGTGCCGCAGAACTTCGAGGATGGCAGTTTCCGGGTAAAGAGCATAACGGCCACCAACCGGCCGGAGCTTGCCACCAGACGCTGGCGGGAGGTGCAATTTGACATTGCATATTTCCCCGCCGCAATGGAAGAGCCAGAATACGAATGGGAGATTGTCCGGGATAAACTGTTTGACACCGTGGAGTGGATCACGGCGGGCGGCGATACCATGCGCGGGACTGAATTGTCCGGAGACTGGGACGCTGACAACGAAGTCGGGCACTTCCGCGTAACCTTCGGCGCGTTCCTGCTGGAAGTTCACGAGCCGGGGCCGGTAATGGAAATTGTAACCCAGAATGGAGTGCAGAACAATGGCTAATAAAACGGCGGCAGAAAAGCCGCAGGAAACTAAATACACCAAGGCCGCGCTGCTGGCGTCAAAACGCTTTCAGAACTGGCGCGACCTGCTGAATGTAATGCTTGACGATGGCAAGGAATACGCCATTGTCGAGGTTGAAACGATAATTAACAACTATCTCACGAAGGAGGTTTGACCATGTGGGCTGGCGGAAAATGGCTTGTACAGAACAAAGTAATGCCGGGAATGTTCCACAGATTCTTGAGCGCAAACAAAGACGGTATTCCGATCAGTGACCGCGGCAATGCTGCAATCGGTCTTGAGCTTGATTGGGGCCCGGATGCGCAGATTGTAACGGTGGAGGCGGCAGACTTTCAGCGCGACACCAAAAAGCTGTTCGGCTACAGCTACACCGACGATGCAATGCGGCCGCTGCGTGAAATCTTTCTCAATGCGACCACGCTGCACTACTACCGTTTGAACGGCGGCGGCGAAAAAGCCACCGGCAAATGGGGCACGGCGAAATATACCGGCACGCGCGGAAACGACATCAAGATTGCCATTGTTGCGGCAGTCGATGAAGTCGGCAAATTCGATGTTGAAACCTATCTGGGCACTGCCAAAGTGGACACCCAGCGGGCAGCAACTGCGGCCGATCTGGTGGATAACGATTATGTTGTCTGGAAAAAGGACGCCGGGGCTTTGACCGCTGACGCTGGCACCGCCTTTACTGGCGGCACGAACGGCACGACCAGCGGCGACAGCCACCAAGCGTTTCTGGACAAAGCGGAGCGCGTGGCGTTTCACACTCTTTGCTGCAACAGCAACGACAAAGTAACTGTTGCGCTGTATGTGGCCTACACCAAGCGCATGTGCGATGAAGTCGGCAAGGTGTTTCAGCTGGTTGTTCCCGGCGCGGACAAAGACGGCGGCGAAATCGCGCCCGACAATTACAATGTTATTGTGATCCAGAACAAGGTGCTGGATGAAGGCGCTCCGGAATATGCCTTGATCTACTGGGCGCTTGGCGCTCACGCTGGCGTGGCAGTCAACAAGACCTTGCAGAACCGTATTTATGACGGCGAATACAAGATCAATATCGACTACACCCAGACCCAGCTGGAAAACTTCATTAACGGCGGTAAATTCGCCTTCCATGAAGCGGGGGACAAAGTGCGCGTGCTGGCTGACATCAACAGCTTTGTAACCGTCACCGAAGAGGAACAGAGCGAGTTTAAGAGCAATCAGAGCGTGCGCGTGTTCTACCAGCAGATTACGGATATTTCCGCGACTTTCAACAAGAACTGGCAGGGCATCACTCCGAACGATCAGGACGGCAGAAGTGCTTTCCGTGGCGTGGTTATCAAGTATCTGCAAACCTTGCAGGACATCCGCGCAATTCAGGAGTTCGACCCGGAAACCGTGAAGGTCGAAAAGGGCGACGCCAAAGGCAGCGTGCTGTTGAGTTACCCGACCAACGCAGTCAATGCCATGTACCAGCTGTATGCAACTATTACCGTTGAGTAAGGAGGATAAACAATGGCTGAAATTTTCAAACCCAATGACGCCGTAAGTGCCAAACTTGGCAAGTGCTACGTTATTATCAACGGCGTGCGCGAACTCTGGCTGAATGTTAAAAACATCGAAGTCAAAGCGACCATCGACAGCACCGAAGTGCCGCGCCTTGGCTCCTTTGTTAAGGGAAGTCGCGCCACCGGCATGAGCTACAGCGGCACGATGACCATTTACAAGGTCAACCCAAAAGTGGACGACATCGTGCAGCAGATGGCTGACAGCGGCATGGTTCCGTACTTCGATTTGCAGACGGTCAACGAAGACCCGACCGCCGCAAACGGCCGCGACGTAAAGCTGGTCAAGGATTGCCACCTTGACGGTGATATTATCGTTGCCGCGATGGACGGAGACGGCGAATTTTTGGAGCAGGAAGTCAACTTCAATGCTGGCGGCGTGCAGCCGCTTGAAAAGTTCGCCGCTGGCACCAGCGTAATCGCTGGCTAAAATCGGCAAAAATGATCCTCCCGGCGTCAATGTCGGGAGGATAAATAACACACAAAAAAGGAGCAAAAACAAATGAGCAATTTATCCGTATTTTTCAAGCAGAACAAACCGGTTAAGAAAAACGAGTTTTTCGCAGCATCCAAAGACTTTGTGGACGCTGACGGCAAGCCGGTAATGTGGGAGTTCAAGCGCATTAATTCCCGCGAAAAAGACGAAATCCAAAACGCGTGTTCTGAAATCAAAGACCGCAGTGGAAAGATGAAAGTTGATTCCGCGAAATTCGGGCGGATGTTTTTGGCGCAAACTGTTGTTTTTCCCGATTTGCGCGACCGTGAACTGGTGGACAGCTACATGAGCGAATACCCGCTTGATGAGCGCACGCCCGACAATCTGATTTGTTTGCTGCTGGACGATCCGGCGGAATATGAAGCCGCGCTGAAATTCAGCATGGAGTTGAGCGGGGTGTTCAAAAAAAACGACGCTGCGGGCGCGTCAGACGGAAAAGACGAAAACATTGAGACGGCAAAAAACTGATTCGGCTCGGTGGGGATGCCGGGCTTGCACATTACGCTATACAAAAGCTGCACTGGCCCATGCGGGAAGTGCTAAAAATCCCAAAGTTAAGTGAAAAAGAAAAAGCCTTCTTGTGGGCGTCAATAATCGTCCGCAATGAAGATGAAAAAGAGCAAAACGATAAACTAAAATCCGCGCGAAAGGGGAGGAGAAGATAATGGCAACAATTAGCAGTACGCTGGCACTTAACGACTTGATGTCGCAGCCATTGCAGAATATTGCATCTTCTCTGAATAGCGTCAACGCTGGGTTTGACCGAATCGAAGGGCAGACCATGAACGCGTCCGGTATTTATGAGGCAAACCGCGCTCTTGAGCAGACCGAACAGGCGCAGGACGAAGTAACGGAAAGCCTTCAAGAAAGCCGGAGCGCGGCGGATGGTCTCTGGGGCAAAATCAAAGGCTTTGTCGCGGCATACGCGGGCTGGGAGTTGGTCAAGCAGACTGTTGCATGGTCTGACGAGATAACCAATATCAAAGCCCGACTTGACGCCGCCAACGATGGCACGCAATCAACTGCTGAATACATGCAGGATATTTACAAAGCGGCGCAGGCGTCGCACGCGCCATTCCAGCAGACGGCTGACCTTGTGGGTAAGCTGCGGAACAATGCGGCTGAAGCGTTCGGCAGTAATGCGGAAGCCATCGCATTTGCCGAACAGCTCAATAAACAGTTTGCCATTGCCGGGGCAAGCCAACAGGGCGCGTCAGACGCCACTTTCCAGCTTATTCAAGCGTTGGGTTCCGGCGTGCTGCGCGGTGAAGAGCTGAACAGCGTGCTGGATCAAGCCCCGAATATCGTGCGCACGATTGCCGATTATATGGGCGTCAGCATGGGCGATGTTCGCAAGCTGGCCAGTGAAGGCAAGATTACCGCCGATGTGGTCAAAAATGCAATTCTGGGGTCTGCCGAACAGACGGACGCGGCTTTTAATAAAATGCCGCTGACCTTTTCGGCAGCGTGGACAATGGCAAAAAACACCTTCCAAACCAACATGCTGAAGCTGCAAGAAATCATTTCCGGCGCGATCAACAGCGAGCAGTTTCAAGGGTTCATGGACGGAATGACCAATATTGTTTCCGCGATTGTATCAATGGTAATCCCGGCAATTCAAGGCATTGCCGCGGCGGTTGGCTGGGTGCGCGAAAACTGGGCTTTCCTTGCGCCGGTTATTTATGGCGTTATCGGGGCCATGATGCTGTATAAAACCGTCATGCTGGCACAGATGGCGATTGAGGGAATCAGCAAGGGTATAAAGATTGCCACCACCGTGGCACAGTACGCATGGGCGGCAGCAACCGGCACGGCAGTTGCTGCAACAACGGCGCAGACGGCTGCACAGTGGGGGCTTAATACCGCAATGCTGGCAAACCCGATAACATGGATCATTATTGCAATTATCGCGCTTATCGCGCTTATTTACCTTGTTGTAGCAGCGTATAACAAATGGACGGGCGAAAGCGTATCTGCAACCGGCATTATAACGGGGGCAGCGTATGCGCTTTTCGCGTACTTGAAAAACACTCTTGCGGCAGTCTGGAACAATTTGCTGTCTCTGGCAGAGTTTTTCTACAACGTGTGGACACACCCGACGTACTCAGTCAAAAAACTGATATACAGTTTGCTTGAAACCTTCAAGGGGCTTTTTATGGGTATCTTGAAAGGAATTGATCCAGTCGCAAACGCTCTGGCAAAGGGTATCTTGTGGGCAGTCAATCAGGGCATCCGGGCAATAAACTGGTTGTCCGAAGCGATGGACGCAATCGGGCTTGGGTGGGGACAGATGGAGCTGATGACTTTCAAGGGCTCCGTCTCTGCTGCTGCTGAAAATAAAATCAACAGCATGATGGCGTCGGTCAATCCGGGCAAAGCTCCCGAAGGTTACAAATCCTTCGACCACCTTAAAATGAACTTTTCGGATATTAAAGAATACGCCAAAGCAGGTTATGCGGCTGGGGCGTCATTTGCTGAAGACCCGATGGGCAAAATCAAAGCGGCTCTGGGGCTTGGCGGTGATCCGGCAATCAACGAGCTGCTGAACGAAGCCAAAAAGGGCAACGATTTGGCAGCGCAGACGGCCAAAAACACCGCGCCGAAGGCTGAAGAGGATTACAAGTATCTGAAAGAGATCATGGCGGGGCGTGCAGTTGACCGCTTGAGCGGTACGGAAATCCGCATCCAGATGAATAATAACAATAATGTCAGCTCCGATATTGACCTTGACAAGATGGTCACGGCGCTGACCAACAAGCTGACTTCGGCAATGGACAGCGCGGCGGAAGGAGTGCATTTGTGATGTTTTCAAGTTATTTGTTCTTAATCGGGCCGGTGTTGCTGCCGGTTACTCCGGCGGCGTTGAATATTGAAATGGGCGGCAACAATCAGACTGTTACGCTTATAAACGACGGCGAAATCAACATCCTGCATGACCCGAAATTGAAAGAGGCGTCTTTCGAAGTTTTGCTGCCGACGGGCAACAGATACCCGTTTGCCACATACAACTTGGGCGGTGCGGAGGCGTCGGCATTCACAATGTATTTTCGCCTGCTTATGGAGCGCAAAATACCGTTTCCGTTCATTGTTGTGAAGATGGCAGCTGGCAGCATGATTCCGCGCGGCTATTCGTACATGAACGCTGTAATTGAAAGTTGCAGCCAGAAAGAGGATGCTTCCGAAGGCCCGGACGTTATTGTCGAATTGCGCCTGAAAGAGTACCGCGAATATGCGACCATCCGCGTGGACGCAAAACCGCAAAAGGACAAAGACGGAAAGCTGGTGTATAAAGCAACAAAACAGCGCGGCAAGACCTTCACGGAAGAGTTAAAAAAGCTGATTAATGAAATCGGCGGCGAAATCGCAGCAATGCCCGGAAAGATTGCCGCAATGCCGGGCGAAATCGCCGGGAAGTTTGGCTTATGATTGAGTTGGCAATATTCAACGGCAGCCGCCGGATGATACCCGTAACGCTGGACGGCATCACGCTGGAACAGACGCGGGAAGGCGCGCCGGCAAAGCTCACTTTCACGGTGGTGAAGGACGAATATTTGAGCTTTTCAGAGGGTGCTGTAGCGCGGCTGACCGTGGACGAAAAAATCGTTTTCGTGGGTTTTATCTTCGAGAAATCGCGCAACAAAGACCAGCATATTTCATGTGTTGCTTATGACCAGCTGCGGTATTTCAAGAATAAAGATACTTGGAAAATTCAGAACAAAAAAGCGTCTGATTTTCTGCGAATTGTCTGCGATCAGTTCCTGCTGCGGGCGGGTGATATTGAAGACACCGGATTTGTTATTGAAAACATGCTTTGCGATAACAAAACGATCTTTGACGCGGTACAAGATACGCTGGATCAGACTTTGATTAACACCGGCAAGCTGTTTATTCTTTACGACGACGCGGGCAAAATCTGCCTGAAGGACGCCGAAAAGATGAAAAGCGATCTTTTGATCTGCAACCAGACGGCGGAAGACTTCGACTATACCAGCAGCATTGAAGAGATGTACAACGCGGTCAAATTGATCCAGAAAAAGAAATCAAAGGGCAAGGGCAAAGACGACGCGCCAGAAGTGGCGCAGGCGTATTATAAAGTTGACGCTGACAGCGTGAACCGATACGGGGCGCTTCAATACTTCGACAATAACTTGAGCGAAGACGCCAACCCGGAAAAGGTGGCGGCGCAAATTCTGGAACTTAATAACCGCGTGCGCCGCAAGTTGTCAATCTCCGGCGCGTTCGGAGATACCAACATCAGGGGCGGCAGTTCCGTTGTTCTGGATCTTGCGCTGGGCGATCAGACCGCGCGCTGGTTCGCGATTGTTGACAGCGTAACGCATACGTTCAACAATGACCATCACACGATGGATTTGCAGCTATCGGGCAAGGAGTTGAGATAATGAGCAGCAATGCACTGGCGCAGGTCATAGCAGGGCTTGCGCATAATGCGGAAGAGGCAACGAAGCCGACAACCTTCGAGTATGGGGAGGTTGTTTCAGAAGAGTACGCGCCGCTGGAAATTCAAATCCATGACAAACTGGTGCTGGATGAGGCTTTTTTGGAGTTGACAAACGCCGTGCGCGATCACTGGGTGGATGTTGAAGTCTACTGGCAGACCATCGACGACAACGACCTTGCAGAGTTTCAGGGCGTGCATGATGGCAATGTGGACACCCACAACAGCAACACGGCGAAATATAACAGCCACAACCACGGTGGCAGCAAGGCAAGCAATCAGTTCGCAGACGTTCAGAAGCGGCACACATCACACCTGCACAACATTGCAGGCCGCAAGCGGATGCGGGTTTACAACGGGCTGCACAAGGGCGAAAAGGTTGTTTTGCTGCGTATGCGCGGCGGGCAAAAGTATCTTGTGCTTGACCGGATCACGCCGCATATTGTCGGCGGAGAGTGGCAGACACACGCCGGAGCGGGGACAGCAACGCAAGAAACAGCGCCGTTTGTTCCGGAGGGCTTGCCCGGATGGAAAGAGGGCGCAAGCAGTGAAAGCAAATGGCCAAACGCGGCAAAACCGGCGAACTTCCAGCCGGGAGCGCCGGGGCCGGAGTAATACGGAGGTTTACAAATGGCACTTTTACCAGTCATAAGCGAAGAGGTTGTAGAAGAGTTCCAGTACGCGCAGGAGCCGGGGCTGACCTACCACATGCGGGTTGACCGTGAAGACGGCACGGCGGGGCAGTTCATCGGGCATATTGACGGCAGGGCAGCCGTGGAGCAAGCCGCCTACAAGATATTGAACACGGAGCGCGGCGAAAATGAAATTTACAAGGGGCAGTACGGCGTTGAAATCGACGACCTTTTTGGTATGCCGATATATTATGTGATTCCGGAGCTTGACCGCCGAATAAGGGACGCTTTGCTGACGGACGACCGCATAACCGGCGTTGCGAACTTTTCTTTTGACCTGCCGCGAAAAGGCGTTATTCACACATCGTTCAAGATCATGACCATTTACGGCGATATAGCAATAAGTCAAGACATCCAAATGGAGGCAGCATAATGGCTAAACTTTACGCAGGAGAAACCGCAGAAACAATTCTGAACCGCATTTTGGCGCGGGTTGCGGACAAATTCGATAAAAGGCTTGGGTCGATTATTTACGACGCCACGGCGCCCGCTTCTATTGAATTTGAGGCGTTGTACAAGGCCCTTGATTATATGCTGGATCAGTCGTTTGCTGACACGGCAGAACGGCCGTATTTGATCCGGCGGGCGGCGGAGCGCGGAATTGAACCGCTTCCGGCAACATTTGCAAAGGTTACGGGCGTTTTTACTCCGGCAGATTTGACCATCCCGCAGGGGGCGCGTTTCAACTGCGGCGAATATGTTTATGCCGTTGCGGAACGGATCGAACCGGGCCGGTATTATCTCAACTGCGAAACCGCCGGAGCTGCGCCGAACGCCCAGACCGGGCGGCTTATTCCGGTACAGACCATCAACGGACTGAAGACCGCCGAACTGGTGGAAATTTCAATCCTTGGTGAAGATGAAGAGGAGACCGAAACTTTCCGCCGGAGGTACTTTGACAGTCTGATGGCGGACGCATACGGCGGGAACGTGGCCGATTACAAGGCTAAAATCCGCAGCTTGCAGGGCGTGGGCGGCGTCAAGGTATATCCGGCATGGAACGGCGGCGGAACCGTGCGCTGCGTGATTATTGACAGCAATTACGGCGTGCCGACTACCACGCTGGTGGACTATGTGCAAGATACGATGGATCCTATTCTGGTAAACGGCGACAATTCGCAAGGGCTGGGGCTGGGTGTTGTGCCGATTGGGCACTACTGCACGATAGAGGGCGCGGCGGCCGCAACCGTCAACATCCGGACAAATATAACCTTCCGCAGCGGGAACGATTACGCCACGACACTGCCGGAGATCGAGGCGGCACTGGATGCCTATTATAAAGAGCTGAACAGCGACTGGGAGAACCGCGACAACGTGATCGTGCGCATTGCCGAAGTTGAAAGCCGCCTGCTGGCAATTCCGGGGGTTATCGA